CAGCACAACTAATTGAATACGACGGCCTGTGTCAAACGTATATCACACACGACCACGCACACAAAAGTAATTGTGGATTATGCACTCGTTCGCACGGCCGATTTAAGAGAAACAGCCGTGATGTATTAAGATAGCCAGGAGGTGAGATAGTGGCTGCATTAGCAAATAAACGACATGAAAAATTTTGTCATGAGTACATCAAGGATATGAATGCGAAACAGGCTGCTATTCGAACTGGTTACTCTGAGAAATCTGCTGAGTCGCAATCCTCAAGACTGTTAAGGAATGACAAGGTTAAAAAACGGGTTGCCGAGCTCCGCGACGCCTACTTCAACGAAAACATCATGACAGCTCAGCAGGTCGAGTATGAGCTAACAAGAATAGCCCTGGGGCTCTCAAATGAGAAGCAAGTGGTTATCGTGGGAACAGGGGAAGGATGTTCCGCAGCTCGGATTATCGATAAACCGCCTGACGAGAAGTCGAGACTTAAAGCCCTGGAGCTCATGGCCAAACGTCATAGAATACTCAGCGGTGATACAACTATCGATATTAAGCCTGTACTCATCGTAGGTGGTGACGATATTGCAGACTAATAGAGTGTACTTGCCTGATATCGTAGGAAAGGGATACGGTGCTTTTTGGCGGTTTAAAGGCCGTTATAAAGTAGTCAAGGGCAGTCGTGCCAGTAAGAAGTCCTCTACGCAGTCTCTTAAAGTTATTATGGAGATAATGGAGAACCCGTGTATAAACTGGCTAGTCGTTCGTAAGACAGAACGGACTTTGCGTGACAGTTGTTTCGCGCAACTCAAATGGGCTATGCGCCAGTTAAAGGTGGAGCGGTACTTCAAATGTTCCGTATCTCCACTTGAGATAACGTATATCCCGACGGGACAGAAAATCTTATTTCGCGGTCTCGATGATCCTTTAAAGGTAACGTCCATTACTGTTGAAGTCGGCGCTTTGTGTAGGCTGTGGATTGAAGAAGCTTACGAGATTATGAGCGAGGATGCGTTCAACAGGCTGGATGAATCTATTCGTGGTCAGCTACCCGACGGCATGTATCACCAGGTAGTGCTTACGTTTAACCCGTGGTCTGATAGGCACTGGTTAAAGAAGCGCTTTTTTGATGAACCTAGTGACAACGTGCTAGCCATGACTACGAATTACCTGTGTAATGAGTTCCTGAGTGAATCTGACTTAGTGTTATTCGAAGAGATGAAGAAGAACCCTAAGCGGTACCAGGTAGCAGGGCTCGGTAACTGGGGCGTTGTTGAAGGCCTGGTTTACGAAAACTGGAAAGAACAAGAATTTAATGTCGATGCAATTAGAGGTCAAACCGGTATCAAGTCCGCGTTTGGCCTTGATTTTGGTTACACAGTAGACCCTACAGCGCTAGTGTGCATGCTTGTTGATATGGTGAATAAGAAAATCTATATATTCGACGAGCTGTATGAAACAGGGCTTACGAATCAACAATTAGCGTCCCGCATCATTGATATGGGATACGCAAAAGAGAAGATTCGAGCCGATAGTGCTGAGCCTAAATCCATTGAGGAATTGTACCAGGCGGGGCTAAAAGGTATAACCAGGGCACGCAAGGGCAAAGACAGCATATTAAACGGTATTCAGCGGATACAGGACTACGAATTAATCGTTCATCCAAGATGCGTTAATGTGCTGCGTGAATTATCCACGTACCAATGGGCGAAGGATCGCTTTGAGAAATATACAGGGAAACCTGAAGACGAAAACAACCATGCTATGGATGCTATGCGGTATGGTTTGGAAGATATTAATGTAGAAAGGTGGTCGTTTGATTGATATTATCTCAGCTATGGGACCGCATCATAAAAGGTTCAGCGACTATGTCGGAACGAGAGTTCCTACAAGCACAGCTGCGTAATTTTCTAGGTAGCGAGCAGCGTAAAACGATGTGTACTGCTATCGATTACTATGACGGTAAACATGACATTTTGAATAAACAACGCTACGTTGTAGGTGAAGGTAATACACGAATAGTATTACAGGGCGTTCCTAATAATCAGATTGTGGATAACCGATTTGATGATTTAGTAGACCAAAAAGTTAACTACTTATTGTCTAAGCCCTTGGATATTAACGCAGATGATGACGAGCTCGATAAGATGTTTGGTATTCAGTTCCAGCGCTTATTGAAGTCTGTTGGCAAGTTTGCAACGATGGCGGGCAAGGCGTATATACACCCTTACATCGGTATCGATGGCTCACTTAAGTTTAAGATGATGAAACCGCATCAGGTTTTACCATTTTGGGCAGATGAGGAGCACACACAACTAGATGCGTTCCTTTACTTGTACGATATTGAGTACTACACGGGGCTAGAAACTAAGACCATTCATAAAGTCGAATACTACACACCGAATGGTATTCAGTATTACGTATGGGATACGGAACGTTTACTTCCTGATCCTGATAAAGAAAATACTGCCAATTTTGCGATTGCCGATAAACCGTATAACTGGGAACGTATTCCTCTTATCATGTTCCGTGCGAATGAATTCGAGCAACCGCTTATCGTTAAGGTCAAATCCTTACAAGATGCACTTAACCGATTACTATCTAACTTCCAAGATAACATGGAAGAAGATATCCGCAGCACTATTTTGATTTTGCAGAACTATGACGGCGAAAATCTCGCTGAGTTCCGTCAAAATCTTGCATCGTATGGCGCGATTAAGGTCCGCACTGTAGATGGTGTCAATGGTGACGTGAAAGCCTTAAAAATAGAGGTGAATAGCGATAATTACCAATTACTAATTAACATTTTGCGTAAAGCTATTATCGAAAACGGCCGAGGCTTTGACGCTAAGGACGATCGTATGGCTAACAATCCGAATCAGATGAACATCATGTCGATGTACTCTGATATTGATTTAGACGCCAATGAAATGGAGCTCGAATTTAAATCTAGCTTGCACGATTTGATGTGGTTCGTTAACACGTATCGCGGTTTAACTAATCAAGATACAGTCGAAGAAGTGGACTTCATCTTCAATCGTGACTTACCAATCAATGAAGGCGATACAATCAACAACTGTAAAAACTCCGTTGGTATTATCTCCAATGAAACGATTATTGCAAATCATCCGTGGACGACTGATGCTGCGGAAGAGCTCGCAAAAGTTAAAAAGGAACAGTCCGAAGTAACAGCAGATTTTGTTGTACCGAACGGCGGTGAGGCAGATGGCGAATGATTACTGGGAGAAACGGTATGAGCGGTTACTAGATGAATCATTTCAAAAGGCAAGTTTAACCGACGATGAAATCAAAGCTAATTATGCCAGGGCGTTACGCAGGATAGAAAAAGCTATCAACGATTGGTATCGTCGGTTCGCCACAGAAAACGGACTTCAACTAGCCGAAGCAAGGAAACTTCTGAACGCCTACGAGATGAAAGCCTTTAAAATGGATTTAGCTGAGTTTAAAGCAGAGGCTAAGAAACTCGGCGTATCTGAAGAACATCAACAAATGCTATCGAACGCATCCATTCGTGAGCGGTTAAGCCGTGAACAGATGCTGTATATCAATGTGGTTCACGAGCTCGAAATACTGGCTCAAAAGCAGAGTATTTCGCTTAACGACTTATTGAAAGATGTGTATCAATCCTCCGCGTACAAGTCGGCATACACCGTGCAGACGCAACGCGGAGAGTACTCGCGCATTAATACGATTGATAGTAAACGCGTTGAAAGTGTGGTTCACAGCCAATGGGCGAGTGACGGCAAGGATTTCAGTAGTAGGATTTGGGGCGATACAAGTAAGCTAGTCGCTAATTTACAGAATGATTTCACGCAAGCGTTGATGATCGGCCAAGGTGCTGACACTATGGCGGATAACCTAAGCAAGCGAATGAAAACATCGTATAGCAACGCTAAACGGCTAGTAGAAACAGAGACGGCACGAGTACATGAACAGGGCTTTCTTGATAGCATGGCAGAACTCGATGTTGATAAGCTGGAGATACTAGCCACGCTAGATAGTCATACATCACCTATTTGTAGGCGTATGGACAGAAAGATTG